AGAAATTCATTCGCACCGCGATGAAGCGGTGGAAATTCTCTGCTTCTGCTACATCTGAAACTAGACGCGACTCTCTTGATGACTTCAAATTCCGCATTGGAGAGCAGTGGGATCAAAACATTCGCAGAAAACGTGGTAACAAAGTCTCTCTAACCATCAACCGTACAGCTTCTTTCTGCAATCAGGTCACAAATGAGCAAAGACAGCAACGACCTTCAGGAACAGTTAATCCGGTAGGCAATGACTCCGATCCAGAGACAGCCGAAATCCTGCAAGGCATCATCCGGCACATCGAAGTCAACTGTGATGCGGAAGTGGCCGATGATATTGCCTTTGAGCACATGGTTATCGGGGGATTTGGGTGGTTGCAACTCTATTCAGAGTTCTCAGATGATGACCCAGACGACCCGTTTGCTCAGGAAATGAAGGTTTGCGCTGTTCCGAATCCGTTTACGGTCTATGACGACCCAGCGGCGCGTCATCCATTGAAGATTGATGCGAAATGGCGCTTCTTTGTCGAAGATTTGGATGCTGATGAGTACAAAGCACGGTTCCCTAAGAGTGAACTGATCGGTTTGGCGGATTGGACGAGTGTTGGAGACGCTCCCGAGAAGTGGTTGAGCAAGGAATCAGTCCGAATCGCAGAGTATTACCATATTGAGACGACGGAAAAGACGATTTATCAGCTTGATGACGGGTCAATCGTTGACGAACTGCCAAAAGGCATAGAACCGAAGAACAAACGGATAGTGGAGAATCCCAAAGTCATGTGGTCGCTCATCAATGCGATTGAAGTTCTGGATGAACACGAGGTACCGGGGAAAATCATCCCTTCCATCCCAGTTTTAGGGTACAACCTGAATATTGATGGCAAGCAGTACCTAGCTGGGTTAGTGAGATCGGCTAAGGACCCGGCACGAGCTTATAACTACCAGCTATCAGGAGCTACCCAAACAGTCGCTATTGGTTCCAAGGCTCCGTGGGTTGTTGCCGAAGGGCAAACCGAAGGGCATGAAAGAGAGTGGGAACGAGCCAATGTTGGAGATTTGGCTGTTCTCACATGGAAGCCAGTTGTGGTAAATGGGCAACTTCTCCCAGAACCTCACCGAGACGTAGCAGAACCTCCTATTCAGGCTATTCAATCTCTTTTGACGACTGCCGACACGGACATGAAGGCTGTTACGGGGCTTTTCGATCCCTCTCTAGGCCAAAAGTCTCCCGATCAGTCTGGGAAGGCGATTGTCGCCCTTCAACGTCAAGGAAACGTCGCTACATCGAACTTCTCTGACAATCTGGCACGTACCAAGCGCGAATTGACCCGCTTGATGCTTCAGTGGATTCCCGTTATTTACGATACAGCGCGAGTCCAGCGAATTATCAAGCCGGATGGCACAGTTGACCATGTAGGAGTATATAACTCCAAAGCCAGTGGGATGACGCCAGAAGATGCACAGGCGGCGCTGCAAGAGCATCTTGATTCTCAAGCGATTAAGAAGATTTACGATATTGGGGTTGGGAAATATGATGTGACGGTTTCGGTAGGCCCTTCTTACCAGACGAAGCGGCAAGAAGCGGTGGCCACGGCTATGGCACTTGTCGGTGCTTATCCCGATTTGGTACACATTTGCGGCGATTTGCTGGTTGGGCAGATGGACATCCCTCTTGCCAAGGAGATAGCGGAACGAATCAAGCGCACCATCCCGCCGAATGTGCTTGGTGATGGTGACGATGCTGATCCAGAGGAGCAGTTGACTCGGAAGGATGCGGAACTTCAGCAGTTAATGCAGCAACACGACCAGTTGGCTCAACAGTTACAGCAAGCTACGCAGATCATCCAGACGAAACAGGTTGAATCTCAGGGGAAGCTGGCGATTGAGAAGCTACATAGCGAGACTCAGATTGCCGTGGCTGAAATCAATACCAAAGCCCAAATCATTCGAGATCGCGAGCAATGGAGCCGGGATTTGTGGGAACTGACGCATGGCGCAGCCCACGATTTCGGAATGCAGAAAGATCAGCAGGAAGCGGATCAGCAGCAACAAGAATCCCAGCAGGATGCTGCTAGTCAGACGCAGGCTTCAGCGCAGGGCCATGAAGCTGATATGGCTACTCAGCAACAGGCGGCACAGGCTCAACAGCCGAAGAATGGGAGTGGTCAGTGAGCTTTGGAGGGAATCCCCCGATCCATCCAGCGAATGCTTCCCAGACTTCTTTCTTCTGTGCAGCATTCAGCCCGTTGAATATTGTCAGAAAGTCCTGCGCTACTTCTTTAGGGGTAAGGAAATTGTTCATGCCCGCTATCTTACAACGACTTTTCGGCCCACGGGTAGGCTTTATATGCCCGGTAAATCCAGGAGAAAACCATGCCTGACATGATCGTTGCTTCTACTACCGCGACACAGGAGGAAATGGACCATGCTGTGAGTCCCAACTGGCGTGAACCATTTCAAACCAAAGCACCGGAACCAAAGCCGGAAGTTGCTGAGGAACCTGTCGAAACGGAAGAAGAAGTAACTGAAGAAACACCCGAGGCCTCGGAAGAGACCGAAACTGCCCCCGTGCCGGAAGCGGAAGAAGAACAGGAGTCAACAGTAGAGCGGCCCACAAAGGGCAAGGGAGGGTTTCAAAAGAAGATCGACAAACTGACACGGGAAAAAGGCGAAGCTGCTGCCCGTGCCTTAGCTTTGGAAGAGGAACTTCAGGAACTCAGAAACCGTTTGGCGAAACCGGCTGTGACGGAAGAGAAATCTGAAGTTAAGACTTCGACCAGAAAGCGCCCTGCCGAATCTGAAATTGGAACTGTCTATAAGAGCTATGAAGAGTTTCAACAGGCTCTTATCCGATTTGAAGCTGCCGAACTGCTTGAAGAGACACTGGCCAAGCGTGACCAGGAAGCGCGAGAACGAGAAGCAAGAGAAATTCAGGAAGAACGGGATCACAACTACCGCGAAGCTGCGAAGGAGTTCGCAGAACAGACGCCTGACTTCAACGATGCCATTGTTGCCGCAGGCAAGGCCGGAATGAAGCTCCCAGAGCCGATTATCGACCTCATCAAGGAACTCCCGAACGGTCCAGCCGTAACCTACTATCTCGTTCAGAATCCCGATGAAGCATTGACCGTAATGCAGGCTAGTCCTGCAATGGGCTTTGCTATGGTTGGGAGAATTTCTCAAGGCCTCGAAGCGAAACCTGAACCAGCGAAAACGACTCCTGCCAAGAAACCGACAAGTAGCGCACCGCCTCCGGCGAAGCCGGTTGCTGGTCACTCCGCGAGATCGTCAACCCCGCTGTCAGAAATGAGCACGGATGAATTTATTGCGGCTCGTAACAAGGCAGAACGGGAAAGACGACGCTACCCATAGGCCTTCGGCGGAACGGCAGAAAATCCGAGCTAACTCTTGAACACACTTTTAACACCGTTAATGATTACGCAGGAAGCTCTGCGTATTCTCGTGAACATGCTGAATTTCGCGAAGCATGTAGACCGCCAATACGATGACCGTTTTGGGGTTGAAGGTGCGAAAATCGGCAATGTTTTGAACCTCCGCAAACCACCGCGATTCCTGTCCAGTCTTGGACAAGCACTGCAACTGGAAGATGCGACTGAGACCAGCATTCCATTGGTTCTCACCCAGCAGCGTCAATGTGCCATGTCTTTCAGTTCGCAGGAACTGGGCTTGCAGATTGACGACTTCTCCAAGCGCTTCCTGAAGCCTGCCCTCGCAACCGTCGCAAACATGGTTGATTATGACGGTTTGGCACAGATCATCAACGTGTTTAACGAAGTAGGTACACCAGGAACGGTTCCTAACACCCGTCTGACCTATCTTCAGGCTGGGCAACGCTTGAATGAGGAAGCCTGTCCAGTTGATGATCGGGTTGTAATCATGACTCCAGCCATGAATGCGCTCTTGGTCGATGCTCAGGCTGGATTGTTCCAAGCCTCTGACAAGATCAGGGAGCAATATGACTCTGGAATGCAAGGTATGGGCCTTGGTTTTGAGTTCCGCATGGACCAGAACTGCCGTACCCAGAAAGTCGGAGCGCAGGGCGGTACCCCACTTGTCAATGGCTCCGGTCAAACTGGGAACACGCTAGTCACAAATGGCTGGACAGCCACCACTCAGGTGTTGAATGCTGGAGACGTAATCAGCATTGGCACTCTGACGGCCGGTGTTCTTGCTGTTAACCCACAGAACCGTCAGACCACAGGCGCATTACGACAATTTGTCGTGACTGCGAATGTGACTTCAGATGGTTCTGGCAATGCAACGATTCCAATCTCCGGTCCCTCCGGCTTTGGTATCGTTACAGCTGGTCCATTCCAGACTGTGACCGTCTCCCCAACTTCAGGCTGGGCAATCAATGTGCAAGGTGCTGCGAATGTTAACACCTATCGCGGCTTGGCCTTCCACCCTGATGCCTTTGCTCTGGGTTGCGCTGATCTGCCGCTTTATGGCGGCTTGGACCTTGCAGAACGTGCTTCCAGCAAGGAAATCGGCCTCAGCATCCGCCTGCTCCGTGCATATGACATCTTCGAGGATCGCGCTCCGATCCGCGCAGACATTTTGTATGGGTACGTTACTAAGTATCCCGAGTTGGCAGTCCGTATCTGTAACTGAGTATAGGAGTTGTGATATACTTGACGAATGTCAATATCGCCACTCAAGGAATGTCAAATATGCGGGATACCTTACGAGCGAGGAACACGAAAACCGAAACAGTATGCAGAGAGTCGCTACTGTTCCTATGCGTGTTCCGGCTTGGCACAAAGGAATTCGGTCGAGGGGGTTTTATCTCGATTAGTCCCAGATGCCAAGACGAACTGCTTAATTTGGACAGGCCACGTCATTGGCAAAGGATACGGTCACGTAAACTTTGGCAGGAAGATGTGGCTGGTACATCGTTTGGCTTGGCAGCATTACAAGGGGCAGATCCCAACAGGGATGCAGTTAGACCATCTTTGCGGGGTAAAACGATGTGCCAATGTGGATCACTTGCGAGTATGTACGGCGAGAGAAAACAGCCTAGCAGAGAATTCCAAATCTATGGGCGCTCGCAATGCTCGAAAGACATGCTGTCCGAAATGTCAGGGTCCGTACTCAACATGGGCAAATGGCCTTCGCTACTGCAAGCCATGCCGTCACACGCAAATGATGGCTTACCAGCGCGAACGTCGAGCAAAGGCGCGAGCATTGAAGCGCGAACAGGAGAAATCTAAATGGCAACAAACTTAACCTCAACAACTCTCTCCGCACTCGTTACTGGAGGTCCACAGGCGCAAAGCGTGATTACTGTGGCTTCGGTAACCGGGATGGCGGCTCCTACGGCTGGCGGCGGCATTCAAACCATGCTTCTGGTCGATTCCGAGTTGATGGTCGTACAGGCCGTCAACACCACAACTCTACAAGTCACCGTCCAACGCGGACAAGGTGGAACGAAGGCGGCGAATCATGGCAACGGAGCAAATGTCTGGTTTGGCGCTCCGCAGTATTTTGCCCAGTTCGCAGGCACGGTTTTCCCAGGGGCAAATGGTCGCTTCCGCTTCCTTACGGCCCCCGCAATCCAAACCAGCTTAACGGCATTGGGTAATTCCACTACCGATACGGCTGGGGGATTGTTCATTGCTGATCTGTTCGTTCAGCGACTGATGATTTCAACTGGTGGTGCTGTGTTAAACGGCGCTACGGTTGGAACCGATCTTAACTATGTCGATCTCTACGACTACAGCGGAACGCTCATTGCATCGAGCAATTCTGCGGTAACCGCTGGAGCCTCGGCATTTCAACAGCGGGCATGGATTCAGCCAACCATTCTGACACAGGGGCAGTATTTCCTCGCCTATCAGACCAATGGCACGGCTGACAACTTCCAAACCATCAAGGCTGCAACTTGGATTGAGGTTCTGACGACAACCATCACGGGAACGGCTGGCAGCCCTCCTGCGAATATCACTGTGCCCACGACCTTCACAGCTAATCAAGGGCCAATCGGGTACGTGTATTAGTCTGAATTTGGACGGGGGCTGTCTCTGGGGAGAGCGGCTCCCGATTATCAAGGAGAAATCATGGAACAAATCCTGAATGGAGTGCAGAAACCGGCGGATGTGATTGCAAGAGGTCCGCACGTCTACGTCGAAGCGGAGCACAAATACAAAGAAGCTCCCCAGCAGTTCAGGGAGTACCCGCGTGCTCTTTATCATGTTGAAAAGGGATACATCGAAGCTCAGAGTCTGGAACAGGAGCAATCTCTGAAGGCTGAAGGCTGGCAGCGGAATCCGATTGTCGCGAAGCCGATACAGGAAGCTCCGAAGCCAACTGATGCTTCGGTGGTTGAAAGCCTGTCGAAACTCGTGGAACAGCAAGCCAGGCAGATCACTTCCATGATGGCGAATGTTCAGCCTCCGGTTGTCATTCCTGAAGAAGTGAAACGTGGTCCAGGAAGGCCTCCGAAAACGCCAGAACCAGCCATCTAATGCCTGTTCCTCCCATCACTGGCCCGATACCTGGGATGCAGGCGTCAGCCCTCGACATTATCAAGGGGGCGATGCGTGCAGTTAACATCCTGAGTGCTGGGAGAAACCCGACTGCCGACGAAACCAGCGATTATCTGGCGATTCTCAACCAGATGCTGGATGGGTGGAATGCCGAACGGCTGATGATCTTCACGGTTCAGAGGTTAGGGCCGTTTGATCTGACACCTGGACAGCAGTTCTACAAGGTCGGATTAGGTCCGGGAGCGGATATTTCCATTTCCCGACCACCAAGGATTGAACTGATTACGATTCTCTGGCTAGGGAATCCAGTGCAGCCAGCGGAATTGGGACTCGACATGCTGGACGAGCAAGGCTGGGCTTCAATCCCGGTAAAGAACATTCCCGGCCCTCTACCGCAGAAGGTCTGGGATGATGGCGGGTTCCCGCAAAGAACGCTGGCCTACTGGCCAATTCCTACCATCGACATCCAGACTGTTTTCTACGGCTGGGGGGCATTGACGCAGTTTCCCGATCAGGCAACCCAACTGGTCTTTCCTCCGGGGTATCTGGAAGCATTGCGTTTTAATCTTGCAATGCGGCTGGACAATGCAGAAATCACGCCACTGGTAGCGAAGATGGCTGACGAAAGCAAGGCAAGGATCAAGGGCTTCAACACGCCGATCTTGACTTTACAGGCAGACACATATCTACTTGATCCTAAATCCGCAGCTTATAACTGGTTGAGCGACACTCCGGTTATTCGCGGGAGACAGTTTTAAATGGCTCGGATTGGCGCTTGTGGTGGCTCTTATCAGTCGCAAAGTTCCAATGCTGACTGCGAAGCCACGATCAATTGGTATCCAGAACAGATTGAAAGCGGCATGGGACAGTCGGCAGTAGTGATGTATCCCAGCCCCGGCTTGACTCTGTTTGCCGGCTTGACTGGGATGCGATCGGTTCTGACGGAGTTCTTCTTTGCGGGGAGAATGTTTGCCATTGCCCAAGACCTCACGAATCAGTACTTATGGGAAGTGTTTAACGGGACTTCTCCAATCAATCGAGGAACACTAGGTGCTTCCGGTGGTCAGTGTTCAATGACGGCAAACAATGCCAAGCAGCTCTTGGTTTGCAGCTCTGGTCGCGTTTTTCTCCTCCTGATGGCAACGAACGTCATGACCGAGATCGACACTACCAGCGGTAATGTCCTGATTGGCAAGGTAGCTCAAGTCGGATTCAGTGATGGATTCTTTGTTGCGCTCATAGCGAACTCGCAGACTATTCAAGTATCTGCTTTGCTAAATGGAACTGCTACTGGCTGGAGTCCTCTGAACTTCACTATCGTCTCAGTCTTTGCCGACAATGTGCTTTCCATGATCGTGGACCATCGTGAAGTTTGGTTGTGGGGACCGAAACAGACTATTCCATACTTCGATGCCGGTGCACCGATTTTCCCTTACTTGCCAGTGCCCGGTGGTTTCATAGAGCAAGGCATCATCGCTCCGCAAAGTTGTCTGAAATTGGATAACAGCGTGTTCTGGATTGGCGGCGACGAACGCGGAGCTGGGATTGCATGGAGAGCGCAAGGCTACCTCCCGACCAGAATCAGTAATCATGGAATCGAGCATGAGTGGCAAGGCTATCCGACCATGACAGATGCCATCGGATATTCCTTCCAAGATCAGGGTCATTCATTCGCGCATTGGTACTTCCCTTCAGCTAACAAATCATGGCGCTTCGATGTGGCTACGAATCTCTGGCACGAAGTGCGATATGGCGACTTCGCTGCTCACTTGAGTCAGTGCCATGTATTCGCTTTTGGCCAGCATCTGGTAGGAGATCGGTCAAGCGGGAACATCTACAGCATGTCGATCAATGCGGTTACGGACAATGGGCAACCGATTCAGAGAGTGAGACGAACTCCGCCTGCTTCTTCCGAACAGGAATTCATCTTTCTACAGAAATTCCGCCTATGTTTGGAGTCTGGATTGGGTCCACAACCTCCGCTGCTTGACGGAAGCGGCAATCCTCGTGATCCCCAAATCAACTTTCGCCAATCTGTCGATGGAGGGCACAACTGGAGCGATATGATTACTGCCGACTGCGGTCAGGCTGGGGACTTCCAGAAGATTGTGGAATGGCGACGGCTTGGCAGAGCACGTCAGTGGGTTGGTGAATTCAGTACTAGCGACCCGATCCCCTGGCGCATTGTAGATGGCTATCTTGAAGCGCCGGGTTACGAGAAACAACAGCGCTTGCCGAAACGTATTGCGGCTATGGCATGAGTTCAACCCAGAACCCACTCACTGGTCTTACTAGGACACCATTTCTTGCCGATGATGGGAAAACCGTCAGTTGGTCGTGGTTACAGTTCTTTTATGGCATAGCTTTAGCGAAGAATGTACCCGCATTTGTCTCGAATACGCATTCTCACCGCTCACAGATTCCAGCAGCAAACTATGCGAATGGAACTTTATTCTTCGAAAGTGACCGGGGAGTGGTGTACATCGCGGTCAATGACATCTGGCACTACTTTATAGGCACAATGCAAGACACACAAGCCAATCTACCGAGCGATTTGGGACTCAATGACCTCGATTTCCTTTACGAAGTCACTGATTATGCTCATTTGCTGCTTTGGAATGGTACAGGATGGACATGGGGGCCAGCAGAAGATGGATCAGACTTCATTGTGCAGTTCTTGAGCGGCCCTAATCCGCAAACGGGATGGCAGAAGTGTGACGGATCGGCAGGAGTCGGTGTTTTGCAGTCGGATGGGACGTTGCAATTCGTCACCGTTCCGACAATTGCGAACTCTTGGTATCGCCAATGAGCCATGAGCAACTGATTCTCGCAATGGTGGAGAGCGCATCGGGAAAGTTTGCAACACTTGAAACTCCAATTGACGATTTGAATTTTGATTCTCTAGATTTTGTCGATTTGATGCTGAAAGTTCAATCGGAATTCGATGTCACGATCCCGGATAAGGACTTTACGCGCATCGAAAAGGTCCAAGACATACTCACCATTGTCTCAGAAATCAAGGGCTGGGAGGCAAAGTCTGAAAGTGTCGTTTCAAGTTGAGAAGTGGTCCGATTGCCTGCCAGAACTACGAAAGTTGTTCCCGCTTCTCTGGGATGATGTGGCAGTAGACAAAGATCGCTTTCGGGCGCGGTGTAATGAGCCAATGTATGCCACGATGGAGCAAAACGGCTTTATTCATCTCATCACCGCCAGATTCGGGAAGAAATTGGTCGGCTACTTCGTCATGAACATCATTGCAAATGGTCATTATGCCGATGCAGGGCTAATGGCATTCACCGATATGTACTTTCTTCTGCCGGAATTTCGCAAGGGTACTTCTGGAATTGGACTTTTCAGCTTTGCTATTGAATACGCCAAGTCGAAAGGCTGTGCAAAGTTCTATACATCACACAAATTGCATCGTGACCGTTCTTCGCTGATGAAACTACTTGGATTCAAGCCAACAGACATGATTTACAGCAAAACTCTATGAGTACAGTCGCCATAGGTACTGTAGCAGCAGGAGCTTTAGGAGCTGGTGCTTCGATCTATGGGGCATCGCAACAGGCAGATGCTGCTCAAAGTGCCCAACAACTTCAGGCGCAGGAAGCGCAGAACGCGCTTGACTTCCAGAAGCAGGAATGGGCACAACAGCAGGCGAATGAAGCCCCATTTCTCAAGGCTGGGCAGGCTGCCGAAGGTCAGTTGTCGAGCCTCATGGCTCCCGGCGGAGCATTATCGCAGCAATGGGGTGGCCAATTTACTGCTCCCACGGCAGAGCAGGCGAAAGCGACTCCCGGTTATCAGTTCACTCTCGACCAAGGCAGAAATGCGATTCAGAACTCAGCCGCTGCCCAAGGGAATCTGCTCAGTGGCGGCACGGAAGCAGCTTTGGATCAGTACAGTCAAGGGCTGGCTTCCAATACCTATCAGCAATCTTTCAACAATGCTTTGACCCAATATCAGCAAAGCTACAACCAGTTCCAGCAGGGACAGGCGAATCAGTTCAATCGGCTCGCGTCAGTAGCTGGGTTGGGTCAGACTTCGGCGGGACAGCTTGGCCAATCAGGTCAGCAAGCGGCTGGGAACACGGCGAATATCGACCTCACGACTGGAGCGCAGCAAGGCCAAGACTTGCAAAATGCCGCTTACTACAATGCCAGCGGCTATGCGAATGCAGCCAATAACATCGGCTCCAGCATTCAGGCTTTGGGTATCTACAATGCTCTCCAGCCGGGTAGCCAATTGAATCCTTACAGCGGATTCAACGGGAATGCAGGTTAAGATATGGGCGGTTATGCTCCACCATCAGCAGCGAATCAGATAAGGCCTCCTGATCCTCTGGGCGAGTATCAGAAACTCGCCAGCATTCAAGCTCTCGGCGCTGAGACACAACAGCGCCAAGCAATGGCACCGGGGCAGTTGCAGGCACAGCAGCAGCAACTGGAAGCAGGCCTTCTCGAAAACCAGCAGAAACAACGGGTAGCGGCACAAACCGATGCCATGAATAAGGCATTTCAGGGAGCACTGTCTCCTGACCCAAATACTGGA